CTCTGTTTTGAGAAACTGGTTGTTGGTTGTAGAATAATACAGCAGCACCATTATCTGCAGGTAAAGCTAAATCATTAGCAGATCCTGACATTACAAAGATAATATTGTTTCCACTTACTTTAGTATATTTTGGAAGTAATCTATCAATTGATGCTTGGAAGTTCCACCCATCAGATGAAGATGAGATAGGGAAGAATGCTCTTACACCTTTCATATCTGGTCTTAATACACCTGCAGAAGTAGAATCTACTACTACTCTTTGGTAATCTCCTAATGAAGCAGATAACTCAGCATCATAGTCAATATCTGACCATAAAGCATCAGTTACACCAACAGAAGCAATAGATTGTGAAAATTGGTTAACAGAGTAACCGAATCTTCCCGCACCATATAAACCATCAGATGGGTCTAAACCAGCACCTGGGTTTGTATTACCGTACATAGAAGATGGACTTGTGTAAACATCACCTTGTGGAGTTGCTCCAAAATCTTTAAGTTTGTCTTGTCCGTATTGGAAATCTAGGAAAAATACTAGACCTGAAGGTAAGTTCATTGGTTGAACAGAAACAAATTCTTTAGATGCAATTTGTCCGAATACTTTTCTTACCAATGGTAAAGCAACACCTGCCCATTGAGCACCATTCCCACCGTTAGCAGCAAAACCACCTTGGTCAGTTTGAGATTGCTCAACAACTAATTGTTTAGCTTGGTTTTCAAGAATCATTGACATATTGTTCTTGTGAACTTCTGTTAATCCTTCTAATAGTCCTGTTTTTTCCCACTTGTCTGCTAATCTAGCAGCATCACTCTGCATGTTCTTCCAGTTGGAAGCAGAGCTTTCTAAAAGTGAATTTAATTGACTCATTTTATTTATTTTTTATTTGTTTTTAATTATTTTAAACCTGCCAATTTCTTGAATCTTTCTACCATAGGGTCAGTTTCAACAATTGGGTTTTTGGATTTAAAGTTACCTGTTGCTTTTGAAGCAGAACCTAAAGATTCTCTAATAGTACTTTTCTTTGTTTTTAAACCTTCGTTTAATGTTTCAAATACTAATTTTGTTTCTTTTATTGTTGCGGCTTTATCAAATGCACCTAATACTTTTACTTTTTCGCTTTCAGTTAAGCTTTTAGCTTTAAAGATTTTATTAGTGTATAACAATTTAGCGTTTAACAAGTTAACTTCATTTAATTCTGATTGTAGTGTTTCGATTGCTGAATTTGCTTCTTGTAACTGGTTTTCTAATTCTTCGATTTTATTAATCTCAGTTTCTGTAACCTCTGCTACTGGAGCATCTTCTGTAACTGTTTCTTCTGTAACTTCCGTTTCTTCTGCAACTGTTTCTTCTGCAATTTCGATTTCTTCAGAATCTTCAACTTCAACGTCTACTTCATCTTCAACGTCTACGTCTTCTTCTTCAAAGCTTTCACCAGCTTCTAGCTCGCCAGATTTAACCATATCAGCAATTACGTCTTCAATGAATCCTTTAAGGTCTTCGTCAGTCATGTCTTCAAGATCAATTTCTTCATCTTCTATATCTTCCTTTTCATCTTTCATACCATCTTCATAGCCTTCTTCTTCGGCGTCTGTTCTAGCATCTTCAGATACAGGTTCTTCAGTTTCAGAAATTTCTTCTTCTTTGACTTCTTCTTTTTCCTCGTTTAATTCATTTTCGATTTCTGCTAAGATTTCGTCTAGATTAACTTCTTCATCAATGTTTTCAGATTCTCTCATGTCCTCTGTTTCTTTTTCGATTTCGTCATCTTTACGATCATCACCTTCAGCTTTTTCTTTTGCAGTCATTTCTTCAACTGTTTCTTCGTTTACAGTTTCTTCAGCGACTACTTCTTCTTCCATTTCTTCTTTTTCCATTTCTTCTAACTTTGCAGATAACATGGATTTAAGTTGTGGAGTAAAAGCTTCTTCAAGTGCTGCTTTAGCATTTGCGATAGCGGTTTCTTTTACGGCTTTAGCATCAGCGATAGCTTCTTTGAGAATGTCTCTCTTTGCCATTTGTTCCTTAAATTTTAATTT